TGTACTTTCAACCAAACGAAAGGGTTTTCTGATATTCAGAAAACACTTGACTCTGGACATGCTGTACACTCCATCGACCTTTCAGGGGCTACGGATTATTTTCCGTTAAGTTGCAAACGCATCTCTTGCGTAAATTATATCCGCCTGAACAGGTTGATCTCTTTGAATCAATTAGTAAAGCATCTTGGGAAATGCCTGGCTTTGGCCAGATTTCCTGGAGGCGTGGGCAACCCTTAGGGTTGTATCCATCCTTCGGATCCTTTGCGTTGACTCATGGAGTTCTTCTCCTAGGATTGTTAAAAGAGCCTTATAAAGGGCAATTTTATATCCTGGGTGACGATGTAGTGATCCTCGACGACGCGATAGCACATTCCTATAGAGAGCTTTTAGCTTCTTTAGGATGTCCTATCTCGGAAACCAAGTCTCTTACATCAAACTCACTTTGTGAGTTTGGTGGGAAGATACTGACTTCTCAGTCAGTTATTCCCCAATTCAAGTGGAGAGTCATCTCTGATGACTCCTTCCTTGATCTGGTTCGAAACTTGGGGTGTCGGGCTGTTAAACTACTCAGAGCTCGCCAAAGAGCTGTGGTTCAGAAGTTATCTTCTTTACCAGAGTGTCTAGGCGGTTTCGGATGGAATCCGAAAGGAATCCCTCTCGAAGAGAGGCTTCAGGAGCATTCCTGGATCTTCGACCCTGAGAGTCCAAACAGTCGCATGATGAGCTATACGGGGCCTAGCATCAGAAACTTGATGAATTCTGAAAGCTATACCCGTGCACGTAAGGCAGGATCAATGCTTGATTCTACCTTCCGTGGGGCCCTCGACCAGAGGGCCCATGCTCTTACCATCCAACATATTGGTGGCGAATTTTCGCCATTATTTATGTTGCTTGGGAAGAACCTCGATGCGGTCGTCAATGGTTTAACCATTGATATACCAATCGAGGCCATGCTGGAACCTAGCTCCACACTTCAAGTGTGGGAACATAAGTTAGGACAACAATAGGTTTGTCTGTAACCCTAGAGATTATCC